TGACCAATGCCCAGCTCCCAACCTCGGTTATTGGTACGGGCGGCTCTACAATCGCACGGGGCAGCACTGTGTCTGACCTGCAAACCGTTGGCAGTGGGCAGGCCCACAACAACACCCAGCCTACTATTGTCCTGAACTACATCATAAAGACCTAACCAATGGAACTCGAACACCGAATCATCAAGTTGGAACTTAAGGTGGATGGCCACGCAGATGATCTGAAGAAACTTCAAGACATCTCCTTAGATCTCCGGAATTCTCTTGCAGGCATTGAAAGGACTCTCTCCCAGATTAAGTACTTGGCCATGGGCGCTGTGGCTGTTGTCGTCGCTCAGTCGATTGGTATCGAGAAAGCAATCACCCTATTACTATGACTATGAATAAAGCTGACGAGAAGGCTCTAGGTAGTCTTCACGGTAAGCTGGCAGAGGTACTGAAAGATGCTCTGTCCCAGGACTTCACTGATCCTGAGACGGGCATTAATCTGCCCCCTGCAGCCATCCTCAATGTTGCCCGTCAGTTTCTGAAGGACAACAAGATTGAGGCTGTGGCTGCTCAGGGTTCTCCCCTGGCTGACCTTGCCGATCTCCCCATCTTCGAAGAGGACAACATTGTCCCCATCCGTAAATCATCATGACGTACACCATCTATGGTCGGTCTGGTTGCCAGCCCTGCCAGCAAGCTAAAGCTCTCTTGGAATCCAAGGGAGAAGAGTTCAAGTATATGGATGTCTTCGCCCTTCCAAAGGAAGAGCTTGGTGACTTCCTCAGCAAGGGCTTTAAGACAGTCCCCCAGATCTTTTTGGAGGGGACTCACATTGGTGGGCTTGATGCCCTGAAACAACGTATTAACAAGGAAATCTAATGGCTAACTTTACTATCACTGGGAAGAAGAACCCCGGAGACCTGATCACTGCTGCTGGCGGAGCTTCTCCTGTAGTGGCCGCAGACACCATTACCATCCATGGCTACAGAGAGCCCATTGGTGAAGCTATTCGTCGTGGTCTGATCCGTACAGCCTCTGTCTCTGGCAACACCACCGTGTTCCAGTTGGAGCAGAACCCCGACAAGTTCAACCAGTAAGCCTACAAGGCTCTACAAGGCTTTTTCTGAGGTTACACTACCTACCCCATAGGTAACCTTAGAAAACAGCTCCTAGCCCCCTTTAAAGCATTCTATGACCCCATCCAAACATCCAGCCCTGGCAGACTTCAGGGTATTCATGTTCCTCGTGTGGAAACACCTTGGTCTCCCTGAGCCTACTCCGGTTCAATACGACATAGCGCACTACCTACAGAGTGGACCTAGACGGTCTGTCATCGAAGCCTTTCGAGGGGTAGGCAAGTCCTGGATTACCTCAGCGTTTGTCTGCTGGCTTCTGCTCAACAATCCCCAGCTCAAGATCCTGGTGGTGTCTGCCTCTAAGGAACGAGCCGATGCTTTCTCTACATTCGTCAAGCGGTTGATCAACGAGATCCCCATGCTGCAACACCTGAAGCCTCAGGAGGGTCAGCGGGACTCCGTCATTTCGTTTGATGTTGGCCCTGCCCAACCCGACCACTCACCTTCGGTTAAGTCTGTGGGTATCACCGGACAGATCACAGGTTCTCGTGCTGACATCCTCATTGCGGATGACGTTGAGGTTCCTAACAACTCAGCCACCCAGATGATGCGAGACAAACTCTCGGAGGCTGTCAAGGAGTTCGACGCTATCCTGAAGCCTGGTGGGCGGATCATCTATCTCGGCACACCGCAGACAGAGATGTCTCTCTACAACCAACTCCCTGAGCGTGGCTATGAGATCCGCATCTGGCCCTCTCTGTACCCAGAACTGAATAAGCTGGAATCATACAAAGGCAGGTTGGCCCCCTTGATCACCAAGGGACTGGAGGAGAACCGGGAGCTTGTTGGGAAGCCTACAGATAGTCGAAGGTTTGACGAGGCGGATCTTCTTGAACGAAGGGCCTCCTACGGTCGTGCAGGCTTTGCCCTTCAGTTCATGCTCGACACCTCTCTGAGTGACGGGGATAGGTATCCTCTCAAGGTTGCTGACCTCATCATCCAGAACCTGAACCCAACCATGGCCCATCTTAAAGTGGCCTGGGCGACATCCCCCGAGTTGACTCTCAACGATCTCCCCAACGTGGCTTTGACGGGTGATCGCTACTACCGGCCCATGTGGCACTCCGATGATATGTCTGAGTACACTGGAGCTGTCATGTCCATCGATCCCTCAGGGAGAGGCAAGGATGAGACTGGGTACGCCTGTGTCAAAGCCCTGGCTGGTAACCTCTTCCTCACAGAGGCTGGAGGGATCACCGGGGGTTATGAGCTGGAGACTCTGGAAGCTCTGGCCCATGCAGCCAAGAGGAACCAGGTCAAGTACATCGTTATCGAGGCTAACTTCGGTGATGGCATGTTCACCCAGCTCATCAAGCCTGTCCTAGCGAGGATCTATCCCTGTACCGTGGAGGAGGTGAAACACTCCACCCAGAAGGAAGCCCGTATCATCGACACCCTGGAACCTGTCATGAGCACCCACAGACTGATCGTGGATGCCAAGGTAATCCAGAAAGACTTTGAGACAGCTAAGGATCTCAAGAAGTCCCTGTTCTACCAGATGACCAGACTAACCAGAGATCGAGGAGCCTTGATCCATGACGATAGACTGGATGCCCTGGCTATTGCTGTAGCCTACTGGACTGAGTCTATGGCCAGAGACAACAACAAGGCAGCCAAAGACATCAGGAACCAGCACCTGGACAAGGAGCTGAAGAAGTTCATGTCGAACATCCTAGGGTCTAAACCTAGGCCTACTACCTGGATGTGATCCCCCAAGGAGATGGTTGCCCAATCGGATAGAAATATCCGGGGGATGATCCTAGGCTGAGCACAGGCCACTTAGGGTTCCGGCTTTGGCCGGTCTGGTTCCCTATGGTGCTCGGCATGTAGATCGTTGTTCATGCTAGCTCATAGGCTTCCATCCACCTAACCTACCTAAAGATATCTTGGGGGGTAAGGGGGGGACTCTGGAAGCCCATGGGCTAGCATATAGTAGTTATACTCTCAGAGATAACTAAAGAGTACTTTATGTTATCTATAAGTATTATCTCTAGGGATAATATTATAAATGATAACAAGATAAGATAAACTCAGAGACATCTTAAGGAGGTCACTGAGGGTAGTCTAGGGTGAGACCTTAAGACAGCTCATAGAAGCCCATAGAAGCCCATAGAGGGATCTAGGGGTGTCTTGAACGTAGTGGCTGGGGGGGACTCTAGGTGTGACCTGAGGTGTGACTCTAGGGGGTCCAAAAGTTTTACTAAAAAAATCTCTGAGGGTAACTCGACCAAAACGCTTGGCGATTTCCCCCCGTGCCCCCTCGGTTTCCTGCCTGCTTGGCCAAAAGAAATGCTCTAGGTGTCACAAGAATTGTCCAAGGGTGTGCTAAGTTGTTGATTCATATGGTGTTGCACTAGCTGCATAATCTGGTGGATGGGATCTTTAGTGTTCTTCTGGTGCTCAAGTGTTAAATGAGTGAGTGCCCACTTACTTATTTTAGCCTGTGCTTGTGTATCGGTCGCTTTTGAGTGTTAGTCCTCCTCTAGTCCTCCTCTAGTCCTCCTAAAGGTCACACCTCTAGCCAAGCCTTTAGACTCACCTTTAGACTCACCTTTAGACTCACCTTTAGACTCACCTTTAGACTCACCTTTAGACTCCCAACCCTTTACCTTAGGGTTTCCACCTATTCCATCGGTGAGTTTTCAACGTACACTTCGACCCATGCCAGGCAATAGTGCCAGGCAGGAACTAAGGAACACACCATGGCCAAAACACTTAAGACCCTATCACAACTGCTCATTGTGGTTGTAATCGCTGTCTCTATCACCATTGGTCTCGCTGCTCTGTTGTTTCTCCCACAGATTCTGCGCAGCATTTAAGGAAACACCATGAATGACAACTATTGGAAAGATGCAGGCTTCGCGATAGTGCTGGGGGCTGCTCTCGGTCTAGTCTTTGCTACATACTTCTGAGAGAGAGAGAGAGAACACCATGCCCCAAACTATCCTCTCTCACATGATCTCCCTGGTGAACTATCACGACGTCCCATTCAAAGATGCTGCAGCATGTACTGCGCTGAGGTTCAAAGTCTCGG